ATGGCAAAAACGCAAAAAACACCTATCCTCATTATTAAGGAAGAGTATTTTAATGAAATACTTGCAGGAACTAAGAAAGAGGAATATCGAAGTCTAAGTGAACATTATTTCAAAATGTTCAGCACTAAAAATGAACAGGGGGAATATGCCCATTTGAAGGATATCAAAGAAATCATTTTAGCTGTTGGATATTCACCAAATAGAAAGACGATGAGAATACAACTCAAAGACATCTATATCGTAGAATTTTGGAATGATATTCCCGAGGGATTTCAAAAAGGTGATGAATGTTTTGTTCTGGAATTAGGCGAGGTATTAGAAACTAATTTTAATACTTCCGAACATGGCAGAAACAGCAGAACAACGAAGACGAAGCGCAAGGCCTAGGTATCAAATTCGTAGGTCCAACAGTGGTGTTACAACTGTCACACCATCTAATGCAGCGGCGAGACGAGATTCAAGATCTCAAGACAGTGGTTTTAGGCGAGTGCGTAGATAATTTGCATGAGTTCGCCTATCACCATATTGAAACAAATCCGTTCGGTAACAAATGAGATTATCCTATTCAGCTCTTTGAATGGGAAAGACTCAATTTTGCTTACTGATATGTGTTGCAAGGTCTTTGACCGAGTGGTAAGTGTTTACCTCTATACGGTCAAAGACCTTTCTCATATAGAGGCTTTCAAGTTAGCTCACAAATCACGTTACAAAAACATAACTTTTATCGATCGTCCGCACTTTGCTCTGTACGGATACCAAAAGCAAAGTTATCTTGGCTATACTGGTGGCGAACCGTTGAAGCGTCGAACTCTTTCCCAAATTGCCCAAGATATCAAAAAAGAAACAGGTATTGAATGGGCATGTTTCGGATTTAAAAGAACTGACGGTTTACAACGTCGATTAATGATGATGGGGCTTGAAAAAGGAGGGACGCCTGGTTATAATCCGAAAACAAAAAACGTGTATCCAATCGAAAGTTGGAAGAATGGGCATGTGCTGGCTTACATTGATAAAATGAAACTTCCGCGGCCGACGGTGTACGATCCAAGGCATCAATCTCAAGGTGTCACCCCTGGGGATATTAATTTTCTCCTTTGGTGTAAACGTCATTCCCCTGAAGATTATCGAAAAGTATTAAAAGAATATCCGGAAGCAGAAGCAATAGTATTTGAATATGAGTACGAACAAGCATAAATCATCAGAACCCATAACGCTAAAACGATCACAGATCACACTAGCGCACTATAATCCCAGGAAGATTTCGCCCGAAGCCAGAAAGCAGCTAAAAGCGAACATCAAACGACTTGGAATGATGGGCGGTGTAATTTGGAATGAAGCAACCGGCAATCTCGTAGGTGGTCATCAAAAGGTATCAATTTTGGATGAGATCAATAGATATCCAGGAAATGATTATGATATCACCGTCGAAAAAGTAAACCTTTCTGAAAAAGAGGAAAAAGAGCAAAACATCTTTCTCAACTCTAAATCTGTTCAAGGGGAATTTGATAGCGATCTTATGGCTAATATCATTACAGATATTGATCCTATCTTGGCCGGGTTGAATGAATTTGACTTGACGATGTTGTCGCTTGACACACCTAGCGTTGACTTTACCGACATCATTAAGAAGGCCGATATGCTTACGCCACCCTCTGCCCCACTGACGAAAGAAGAAGTTAAGGCAAAGAAGGAAAAGTATAGCCAGGAGGTTGACGAAAAGTGGGAAGGGGAACCGACGGTCATACTGTCGTTCGATAGTTTCCAAAATAAGGCAGAATTTATGGAAGCTCTCGGAAAGGATCTATATGATAAGATAATCAAGGGTGAAGAGGTCGCAGAGCGTATTTTTAATTAAAAAATTTACAACAATATATATCAATATTTTATCTCAGATATATGAAAGATGAATTTATAAAACATAAGGTTAATTTGGTCGATGACGGTGGTTGCGACGAACTTCTAACGGCAATAGGAGCTGAAAATATTTTGAAATATATGATGATAAAGTCAAAATCAGAGCTAAAAACGAAAGAATGCCGAATAGAAAATCAAAAAACATATCTAATAAAAGATCCAAAAAATTCTAACTATAAAATCGGAATTTCAAAAAACGTGAATCAAAGGTTAAGAAACATCCGCGTATCTAATCCATTAGTTCATTTGATCTGTAGTTGTGACGATAATATTGAAAAAGGTCTCCATATGCTGTATGAAAATCAGGCAATAGAGGGTGAGTGGTATCGACTTAGTGATAGTGATGTTGACGATATAATTGAAATCATGAAACACCGAAAGGGGTTCATAAAGCATTAATAATTATGCATACACATTACACTGAATATACTTTCGGAGATTTGCTTTACTTGAAGACTGATGTTAATCAAGAACAATGGATGGTGACCGATATTGAGCTCAGGCCGAATGGCGTATGCATTTACACAGTTGCCTGTGGAAGCTCTACATATACGGCCTATGACTTCGAAATGTCGAAGGATGCGAATGAAAGCAAAAAACTTGGATTGTGATACACTCACTATCCAATAATAATATAATTAGATACTAAAAGATATATGATAAAGCATATACAAACAAAAATGCACACTGACGGAGTTACGGGAAACTGCTGGCCTACTGCAATAGCATGTATATTGGAATGTAGAATAGATCAAGTTCCGAATATTGAAGAACTGTTCTCTGTTCCTGAAATGCCTTGGTATTGGATATTAAAAGAATGGCTGAATTTCAAAGGATACGAATACGTTGATAATCTACCAAAGGAGTTTTACAGCACATATAATGGATATTACTTTGTCACTGGTAAGTCGCCTAGAGGAGATTTCAATCACATAGTAATATACAAAGATGGTAAAATGGTACACGATCCCCATCCATCAGGAGCCGGCATACTTACTGAAGACTTATTTGAACATATAGAAAAATTATGATAACAGTACATTGGCATTTAATCGTTGTGATAGTCATATCGATTTTTTTGATTATAGGTATGTTTCAACAAGATGGCCCATTTGATTTCTCAGGCTTGTTTTGCTTTATCGGTCTGATTGTTTTATGGCTTATTTACGGAGGTATAGTATGGTGGTAACAGGAATTTCTATTGTGATCGTCTTATTGGTACTAGGCTACCTAAAAGCTCGAAACTCAAATACTCAAGTTCTAGACAGCACTCTATTCAAGCATCCACCGGATCATAACAAAATGGTTTATGGAATTGACGTTAGTTACTCAAATGACATGGATACTACCGTATTATATGCTCATGGTTCAATATTGACACCAAAACAATACGGCGAACGCTTTGGTACCGGTGCCAGTAGGAACAAAAGGACTAACCGATTAAAGTTTAGGAGGTAATATGTCGATAGTCACAATAACATATGAAGCAAAATGCAAACACTGCATTAACTATGCTTCGGAACGTAAAATGAAAAACGACGGAACACCTTCAAAATTGAGAAGGTGGTTTTGCGCCAAAGGTCACAAGAGTTGGGATTTAAGCGCTAAGGACAAAGCGTGTGATAAGTTGGAGCTATAATAAAGGTTTAGATATGGAAAAAGATAGATCGCCAATTTGCGACAACTGTTCGAAAGAATCGGGATTACAATGGAGCGGTAGCATTGGCGCTACAGGGGCACACTTAAGCAGTATAGGGTGGATATTTAAAAATGCTTTCATGTTCACCAAAGTAAATACCCCTCTTGCATTCTGCTCAATCAATTGTCGTGATGTGTATTACACAGATGTATTATTGGTAACTAAAGAGGAATCTGATAAGATTAATAAGGTTATATCTGAAGCAAGAGAAGCGTCATTGAAATCCGTTCCTGATATAGTCGAAAACATCAATCGGTTTGCTGAAGCAATTAAAAGGGTCAAAAATGGCAAATAAAGATAGGTGGGATTACGAAAGCGAAGAGTTTTCTAATGCTATGGAAAACTATGCGATGAAAGGTTTAACCGATAAAGAAATTGCGATAGAAATTACTATAAATCCTACGTACTTTCTTGAATTGAAATCAAAATATGATTCAATATCTGAGGCCTTAGCGCGCGGGCGTGCAAAGATTAATTCAGCTGTAAGACAGAAGTATCTTGCAGTTGCTTTAGGAGGTCTTAAACGTAAAAGTGTAACCAAGAAATTAGCTTCTGCTTTGGAGTCCCCTAAGTATATAGACGAGCATGGTATGATAGTGATGGAAACGATAGAAGAACTTCCTCCTAATCCACAAGCATTAGCGACATGGCTTTTCAATCATGACGAGGAATGGCGTAAAAAAGTTATTGACGGCAAAAAGCTCGATGTAACGTCAAATGGCAAAGAGTTAAACGGTAGTATCAATATTATGTCGTGGTTACAAGCAAATAATGAAGATGACGGTAACGAGGGAGAAGATAACACCGAAGATCTCGACAACGAAGAGGAAGAAGATAACTAGGACACGTCCAAAGATCAAAATTGCTCCTCCGTACATTCCATTGTACGAAAACACGGATAAGTTCATTATCCTAATAACCGGTGGCCGTGGTTCGGGTAAATCGTTCAACGGCTCCTTGTTCCTTGAAAGATTGAGTTTTGAAAAAGGTCATAGTATACTTTTTTCACGTTATACGATGTCATCGGCTGCCGATTCTGTTATTCCAGAATTCCAGGAGAAGATCGACCTTGAAGGTACTTCTAATTTTTTTGAAGTAAAGAAGAACAATATTATAAATAAGTTCTCCAAGGTGCCTATCATGTTCCGTGGTATCAAGACAGGATCCGGGAACCAAACGGCAAAATTAAAGTCAATACAAGGACTTACTACGTTTGTCGGTGATGAGATGGAGGAATGGACCGACTTTGATAGCTATGAAAAGCTAATGTTGTCAATCCGTCAAAAGGGTATTCAAAACAGAATTATTCTGATAATGAACCCGACGGACGACTCCCATTTCGTTTATGAGCAGTATATCAAGAACACGCACAAAATCGTAACGATCGACGGAGTAGACGTTCAGATTTCGACACATCCAAACGTGCTGCACATCCATACGAGCTATTTGGATAACGTGGAGAACCTTGCGGATAACTTTCTTGAACGAATTGAGCAGATCAAGCAGGAATCAATTAGGCAGGCCACTGATGCTTTAGGCAAGTTTGATCGGGCCAAATTCCAAATGACCAAATACGCAAACGTCGTTATTGGTCGCTGGGCGGATATCAAAGAAGGTGTTATTCTTCCAAAAACGGAAGAGGGTGAATTTGATGAATACCTCCCCTACTGTTATGGACAGGATTACGGTTTCTCTGTCGATCCGGATACGCTTATACGTGTTGCCGTTGACCGAAAGAAGATGCGAATTTATGTCGACGAGGAGTATTGTGATAAAAAAGACCTTGGAACGAATGAGCTGATCGAGATTAACAAGTCAAGGATCAAGCATCCTAACGATTTGATTGTTGGAGACAGCTCAGAGGATAGGCTGATCGCCGATATAAAGAAGCTTGGTAAACTAAACATAATCGAATGTTGGAAGGCTCCCGGATCGGTTGCAGCATCCTTATTGAAAATGAAGGATTATACAATCGTTTACACCTCTCGGAGCAACAACGTTCGTACAGAACTCAAAAACTACATCTGGAATGATAAAAAAGCAGGTATACCCATTGATAAATGGAACCATACAATAGATGCAATACGATATGCGTTTGATCGCCTTACAAGCAAAGATCCTGACGCTTTGAGGAAGACAACAAATGCAGTATCAAAACTTAAGACTGGACCAGCAAAAAGACGAGTAAAAAGATGACAAGAGAACAGCTAAAAACATTGATCGACGGCGGTGATTTCACGAAAACGTATGAAGTTATCAGCAAGTCCGAACGTAGAATTAAATTAGGTAGTAGCATTATAAGTGTTGATCAAGCCTTAATGCAATATGATCCTTTTCTCCATGACGTAAACGATCCTACTAAGCGCGAGAATCGTAAGTTAGAACTTGAAGGAGAAGAATATACTGATGAAATTACTGGTCAAATAAAGACAAGTGTTCAATATGACGAAGTCCAAGTCAACAGGCTGCAGCTTGCGCGACAAAAGCAGATAGTCCAATCTGCTATTTTCTTCGAATGCGGAGCTGATATTGCCATTGAATTCACTAGTGAAATTGAAAAGGAAAATAAATTCTTTGGGCTAGTGAAGAAGGTATGGGATGATAATAAGTTGTCCTTTAAAAATGAGGATATCGTTGAACGACGTATGGTTGAAACCCATTGTGCGGAGCTTTGGTATGACTATCCCGATGAAAACTACTGGACAGGAACCATATTAGAAGGAAGTACGCGCCGACCTGGTATGATGTTGCTTTGTAAGGAGAATGGAGATGATATTTACCCGATTTGGGACGAACATGACGACTTCATCGGCCTTGGTCGCAAATATTCATCAGAAGACCCTATTTCCGATATTAAAACGCTCCATTTCGAACTTTATACAGCTGACTCGATTATTCTTGGTAAACAGCCGGATGGCGGTAAATGGGAGGTTGAAACGAAAGAAGGTTATAAGTTTGTTTCTATCGTATACCATAGCCAAAAACGTCCAGAATGGGCCGATGTACAACCGCTTTCTGATCGTGAAGAGAATAACTTATCCAACCTGTCCGATACTAACGATTATTACGGCGATCCTGCCATGGTTGTCGAAGGTGATGCCGATAGTCTCCCCTCGAAAGGAGAAGTTGCGAAAGTTATCCAGGTAAAAGGCGAAAATGGAGGTCGAGGAAGTATATCTTTTGCTCAGCCCGAATCCATGGTTGAATCTAAGACCCTTGAATTTGATCGTATCAAGCAGGAGCAATTCGACATCACCAACACTCCGGATATTGGTTTCAATACCATGTCTAAGCTAATGAGCAACGGCACCAGTGGTATTGCCTTACGCCTCCTGTTTATGGGGCCGCAGATGAAAGGTAATAAATCCCAAAAACGATACAAGGAAATGATCATTCGCCGGTTGAATGTAATCAAGAAGATGTTAATCGAGTTTAGCCCAAATGAATTGGCTGATATGATAAACATCCGTCCAAACGTAAAGTTTAAGGATGCTCTGCCAGTTGATAAAGCCGAAGTAATCGGAAATATTACGAAACAAGTAGCCGCCAAGCTTATGAGCCGTAAAACAGCCATGACATTATTAGGTGAGGTTGCCGACGTGGATGCTGAAATGGCTCAGATCCTGGAAGAGTCTAAAATGGATTTAGAGCTATCTAATAGTCGTGTCGAAAAAAATATATCATAATTTTATAAATGATATATAGTTTTATTTGCATATATGAAATATTGTTTTTATCTTTGAAATACTGAAACGATAACCAAATGTTCGAGAAGATTAACGATACGTAATCGGTTTGGGTAAGATATTAAAACGACTGTTCCTGAAACATGGTGAGTGAATCAAAACACGATAAGGCGACCGTAAATGCTCGGTCAAGGGTGACCACATCATCCTCTTAGCCTGCGACAGTCGTTTTTCTTTGAAATCTAAAGTGCTGGCATACCACAACGTGAAGAACGTTCTGATGTAAGATCTGGGCCAGGCGGTGAGCCTTCCAGTATTCGGCTTTGAAATCTGTAAAGTATGCCAATCTGCTGCATTGGACAAGGGGTTAAGTCGCTAGCCTTTCACGCTAGAGATCAAGGGTTCAAATCCCTTATGCAGTGCAACGCAAATAGGATGCTTGATTACTGAAAGTAGGTAATAATTGATGATATCTGACGATATACGGAAAGACGTAGGTGGCATGGTAAAAGGGCGGTTCTGGTAGATATATTATTACTGATGATAAGTTGACAGCTCGGAAAGACGAGCAAAAGGTCTATTGGCTCAGTTGGTTAGAGTGCTCGGTTGTCAGCCGAGAGATCACGGGTTCGAATCCCGTATAGACCGCGAAAGATTGTTCTTTGAAAATATAAAGTAATAATGAATGCTTAAAACCATAAAGTAGCCTTTAAAGTCTTGGTGAAGCTTGCATAATTCGTGAGGGAATGAAGAATGATACCCGACAGGCGGCGCATAAAGTGGTTACATTATTACTTTAAAAAATATAACCATTGGTTGGTGAAAATAATACGTCCGAGATACAGAGTAGGCACCCAGCCGATGGTTTTTAAAACATAAAGCAAGGTGGCGCAAACCAAACGCATGTCACGATGTGAGAAGCTGTCACAAAAGGCAGTACACGTATTGAAATTGACGAAAACCAACAACTGCAAACCGGAAGGTGCGCGTGTGAAGCTAATCAATAGAAAGTAGGTGAACGGTACGTGCAGGTAAAATCCTGCCCTTGCTTTTAAAGAAGTTTTCATTAAATCTCCCATTTATTGGGAAAAGCCCACTTACAGCCGTGAGGTTGGATCGTGGGAACATGGGGCGGTGGCGGAATGGTAAGCGCTAGGCCGAAAGCTGAGTTTTGCAGGTTCGAATCCTGCTCGCTCCACTGATAGTGCCTCCGTAGTGGGCAACTAAGAATACTGAACTACTGACAGCCTGGAAAGACAGGTAAAATGGAGGAGTGTCTAAGTTTTGATTAATCACTCGTAAAACTGATAAGATGATTACTTTGATGTTGCTTAGATATGATGGTTGCGTGGTGTTCGATTCCCACCTCTTCCACGGCCTTGGGCAAGCATAGCAAATCGTAAGTTGCTGATAGCCCCTTAGTGTATAGAAAAGCGTCTAACGCGATGTTAGGCGCTTAATAAAGAGTCTTTTCATAAATAAGGTTAATAATATGGCTAACCGAAGGGATCGCCCGGTCCCTCTCGGTTTTTTGAAAAAAAGAATTAAAAAACAGTATTCCCCACGGGCTGGGGTGAGTAAATAATGAAACAAAAAGGGGGGAATAAATGCTTTCCCAAGGGCGCACGGGTTTTGTACAATTTGTCCCACTTCATCGTCCTTTTTACCTGCGATACTGTTTTTTGGGGAAGTAGCTCAGTTGGTAGAGCGCCCGATTGTTAATCGGTTGGTCAATGGTTCGAGTCCATTCTTCCCCGCTCCTTTTCATATTTAGGTTTATAATTGGTTATTATCCGCGGGATTCTCCCAGCTTCTCGCGGATCTTTTTTAAACCAGGTATGAATAAAATTGAATCAATTAAGTATAAACGATATGGAATTTATTAAAGAAATCTTGGGAATCTTTGCAATGGTCTATTCAATAGTTGCCATTGCTCTTAATTTGGCTTCAATGGCTATGCATAAAGATTTAATGGTCGAATCCTTGCAAGACTGCAAATCTATCTTTGAAAAGATAATCTTCATTTTAATACATTTCTTTATGGGCAGCTTTTTGATCAATTTTTGGTATAAAATTAAGTAGTCATGAGAACGATAATGATCATCTGCGCTAATCTTCGGCTCACTGGCTGCCAACTCCTGCAACTGCATGAGGTTGATTTTATTCTCACTAAAGCAGGATTGGATTTAAAGGAAGCCGTGGAAGGATTGCAAAAGCTATCACAAAGGAGCATTATCAAGAATGAAGACTTACAAAGTTTAATAGTTACTGCCGGCAAAGCATTGGGTCCTTTCCATCTGCCAGTCAAAGAAAAGAAACCAAAATACATTCGTCAACAACATAAACTTGCCCAAAGGCATTATAGGAGAAAATAAAAATGAAATCAATATTATTTATAACTGTCACCCTTACTGTGTTTAGTTCTTGTGTGTCTGATCCAATTCAAACCGAGGTGACACGTTCTAATAACATCAAGTTAGAGCTTCTATTTGAAAAGAATGGGTGTAAGATGTATCGATTCAAAGATGAAAGGTATGTGTATTGGAGCGATTGCAGCGGTAGAACTGAATATATCAATAAACAAGGCAGAGCGGAATATAAACAAGTAACAATCACAGATAGCAGGAAATAGATATGAATTTTTATTGTCAAAAAATATGTGGTGAGGAAGATTTCTCCATTGATGAATTGAATAAAGTTAGTCAGGATTTGGATAAAACTAACCTAACTGAAAAAGAGAAACAAGATATACTCTTTCCACCTAAATGTTCTAAACAATGTTTTGATTGTTTAGCATTGGTTGGAGAAAGACAGATGAAAACAAAACAATTGTTAAAGTCATGAGTACAAAACCTAGGGGCACCGTTGAAGGTGCAATATTGACGAGATTATCAAATAACCTCAAATCCTTCCGTAAGAAGAAAGATTTAAGTCAAAACGATCTATCTATCCAATTGGGAATAAAACGGGCTACACTGGCGGCTTATGAAGAATGCAGGGCCTTCCCGAACCCTTTAACATTGTGTAAAATTTCAAGTGTCTTGGATACGTCCCTTGACATGCTTATCAAAGGTAAAGGAGCCGATAAGCCTATCGTAACCGTAAACTTCCGAGAGCATAGAAGCACTTTCAAAGAAAGCATGGAGACACTGGTCCAAGTATCAAGCAAGAAAGATATTTTGAATATCGCTTTGAAGTGCGGATCTATCCTCGCATTAAAAGGCGCAAAGGTAAAGTTCCAGGAAGAAGGTTTTGACACGAAGTTGGGCCATATCGTTTATCGGGCAATCATTACTGAAAGCTATCAAAGCTATGGCTTTATCTTTGGTTATACTGATGGTGTGTTGGAAGATTAATTATGTAAAATGCTTTTAAGTTGGTATATTGAAGTATATTAATTTAATCCATATTATTATGCCTTTATTTTTTACAGTTAAAGCAAGCAGGGATGCTGCAGTGTCAAACTTATTTTCAATCGCTTCCATTCTATCTGTTGATACACTTGGTGACAATGAAAATTACTATTCGGAAATTACACTTAATAGTGGCAAAAAACTTTATGTAGTTCAATCGGTTAATGAAATTCATCAATTAATTTCTAACGCTGAAATTAATGATGTAGTAGAATTAGTTGAATTTATACCAGAAGTTCATGAACCTGAGTTAGGCTGGATAGAATAGAAAAAGGCGCAAATAAAGCGCCTTCGTCTGAATTTTTATAATAGCATATTACGCTGCAACAATTTTGAAAAACTTGAAGCTTCTTCCGTTAAGATCAATACACTTTATATATACATTTGGAAAATCTTCTTTATATTCAGAATTTATGAAACTTGCTATTTTATCTAAGTGATATATAGCTTTTTGCAAATGTCTACTACTTGTGAAGCTAGCATCTATAAGAGAACCTTTTGATAAGGTATTATTTTCACCTAATAGGTATCTGGATCGTCTAGATAAATGAAAAAGCTTATTATAAGATAAATATATTTCCTCAGTAAGCTTCCCTAGTGACATTGCATTATATGGCCTAATAATTTCGTCTACTTGTTTATGTGTAAGATAATTTCCACCAGTTTTCGCGACAATGTGTGCATTAATTAAATGTAAGGCAGTATAAAAGCATGTAGTTACTTGCCAATCCCAACATTCATCCAACGATGTGCTTATTTCTGAAAGAAATTTAAAATTCTTCTTTGACTGATCGATATGTTCTGAAAAACTGGCCAAAATAAAAAAGTTTACGCTACTACAAATTTAACTTCTTTATAATGACTTGGGAGATCTAGATTATCTTCTTCTTCAACTATCGTGGAAGAGATATGAAATCCAAATTTTGAAAATTCCTGATTTACTTTTGCCGCAGATAAAATCAGGGCGTCTTCTGTTTCTTCATCATCTGAAGAAATTTCGGCCCAAACTAAGACTTTCGAATTTGATAACTCTAGGCCTAATTTTTTAGGAATACGTTGATATTCTGCTAAGGAAAACAAATAAGTATCTATTAAATTCTTAATGAAATACTGCGAACTCATGTTCCGAACATAGTCGTGCATTTCAGTATAATTCTTATTAAACATAGCATCATAAACCTGTTGTTTTTCTTTTGCTAAGTTTTTTGTTTCCATTAAAAATTGATCAACTCTTAATCCTGCAACCATATCATCAAACCATTGTTCTCTAGCATTTGCAGGAGCAGTAGTAGTATGAGCTATTCTTTCAGTTACATTTTGCAT